GTAATGATCAAACGCCTCGGTACCCCTTTCCTCTCCATGTCGTCTTATCATGTTTTCTAGTGTTACCGATCTAGATTTATTAAACTCGTCAAATTGCTTCCTAGTCCAACCATACATCTTTTGTTTATACTCAAATGTGTTTTTTACTCGCTGCTTTTCGCAATATTCGTTGTATTTTTTGGTTCCGCATTCTTCTCCATATTTTTTGACTAAATTTTCTAACGTTATTGCTCGATCCTTTGGGTTTGGGATGAGCACAGCGTCAGGGTAACGGGTTTTATACTCATCCAAAGATGAAACCTTGCATTTGTTATTTGTGAAATGAGTCCATTGAATGATCTTAAAGGTTTTGCCACACGCCAAACATTCTACATAATTAGACATATCATACTCCAATACAGATTGATCTGGTCTAATTATTTATAATTTTTATCATCTTATCCGTCTGCAAAATGTCTCTGGGTTTTACAGAAATGAATCTGCCATTTCTATAAACAATAACAGAATGATCTTCGGTAACAGTTACAGATTTATCTCCTATTGTTATTTTGAACATTTCCTTACACACTCGGTGCTTCATGACATATTTTATGGATTTATCTTCGACGGTTTTGTTTGAAGTGTTGAAAGATTTTGTTATAACATCTTTCACTGGCTTGACGTAATTTCTATTGAAATCGTCTTTATACTCATATGCAGAGAACGTGTTATATAAATCTTTGATTCTGATTTGCTGCCCGTTGGCATAAACTAAATCGTCAGGTCCGATAGAATCGGTGTCAGCATATATCAGATACTTCACATTTTCCGTCTTTAATTTCTTGTTTAATTCTCTATCAATCGCTTCACCAACGCTTCGTATAATAAACTGACCGTTCATAGTGATAGCTCTAGCCATGTCTATGTTGTAGTAACGAAAGTATGGAGTTCCTAGCGAACCGTAAAGACTGTTTAGCAAAATTTTTACAGCAAGTTGTTTAACATCAAGATAAGCAATCTCATTCTTTAGGTCTTTGTACTCTTTTGATTTGTCTTTATTCGAATCTTTGAGTATTTGGGCTTCTTGCTTTTTCTGCAACATTAATTTCTTTGTACTCTTTCTCAAATCCATGTAAAAATCGATTGTCGATACAAACACGCCCTGCTTTTCTTTGGTGAACACCGCGCCGTTGATGCAATGACTATTTCCATCATTAGGAATTTCCTGCTCGCCTCTCAAATACCATTCAATAGGAACCTCTCTAGTATTATCAACGTCTACCAACGTTTCTGGTGAGATATTCCACGTTTGAATGATGCTAGGGTAGAGACTAGTCGCATCGAAAGACACTATCCAATTGTGCAATCCGACAATAGGATCTTTCACATACGCACCTTCATAAGGAGCATCTTTGGTGCTTGTTGATTTGTTCGGTATGCAGATTTTTTGATTCCAGAGATAGTTGTGAATGATAGAATCCCACAGACGCACCGGCGAAAACACGTCCTCATAATTTGTTTTTGACATGTACGCTAGTGTTGTTGCTAGCTCAATCAACTTGAGTTTTTTCTCCAGATTATGAACAAGTTCGGTATCTCTGATGTTGTAATTTACAAACTTATTCCAGTCATTTGAATAGAAGTCTTTAAAGGTGGCATACTCGGAGTGATCAAGTTTCTTTTCGCCTAGCTCAACATACGCAATATGATCTAGTTTATAGTTTTCTCTGATTACATACGTGAATTTTCGATAGAGATTGAGATAGTCAAGTATAGCAATGCCACCAATCGAATATGCTTGTATAGTCTTTCCAAACTTGGTTTTCTTTTCACTCTCCTGTATGGATTTCCAAGGCGATAGTTTTGCTGCTTCCTTTTTGCCGAGGAGATTTGTTATGCGATTGATGATATACGGTATGTCAAATGCCTCTATGTTCCATCCAGTTATTATGTCTGGTGTGTGTTCACCCATGAATTGAATGAATCGACGAAGCATATCTACCTCGTTAGCACACACGCGCACATTGACATTAGGATTCTCATAGCTATTGAATGTGAAAACTTCAACACTATTGTCATTAAGAATTTTGATTGTTATAAGTAGTATCTGCTCGTTTGCTGTCTCTACCTTTGGAAAACCGCTTTCTGTTGCAGTCTCTATGTCAATTGTGTATGTGACTATCTTGTCAAAATTATAGTCTATGTCATTTGGATATTCGTTATTGAGGTATTGGTAAACGTACTGAATGTCGCCGCCATACACGTTAAAACCAGAAACTCCATGATACTTATCAATAAACTCCTTCGAATCCGACATACTTCCCGGCAAAAGAGGTTCTATAGGATTTCCATAGAAATCGCGCCATTCAGTTTTGGTATTGGTTTTAGGAGTGACGAATAGCGTAGGCTTATAGTCAACACAATCAACAACACGACATCCGTTTTCAATTTTACGAACGTAGATGCTATTACCTTTACGAAAGGCATTTGTGTAAAAGTTCATTGGTATTCCTCATAATAAAAACACATGATAGCACACAACAACAAGAATCGAAAAATCTTGTTGTTGCTAATTGTTACCGTGTTATTGATTGACTTTGGAGAATATGAAGTCTGACAGGTCGCGATCTGAGAGGTCTTCGCCGGTATTGCATATGAATGATTCGTTGTACTCTAGTAGCTCCCGGCATAAAACTACTAGCTGTTCATGCGTCCATATGTTATTGAATAGCACTAGCAAACCAGAATTTATCAAATCTTTGTTATATTTTGGGCTAATATTCAGTGATTTTACAACGGATTCGAACACATTTTTATCGGAATTTGACAATATTTGCACTAGACTGTTTATGACAGCACAAAAGGTATCAACCTTTTCCTTATCCGATAGAGCATTATATTTCTCCATCTGTTCAAGTAGTTTAGAATCTCCCGACACACAAATCACGTTGTCAATCATGGTTTAAATCCTTATGCTTGTATGCTTTGACTTCTAATATGATCCCAAGTCACAACGGTTTCATTACCATTGTCGTCTAGCTGGAGATATATCATCGAACCTACAGGAACCCATTCTATTCGCAAATAGGGTATTCCTTTATAGTTGCTATCCAAACCGTATTTACGTTGACAATAATCCAACACAATGTCAGGATTGAAAGGGCGCATTATCATTTCCACAATGTCCCTATCAAAAATCAAGTTGTATATACCATGTTCGGTATACCAACCGACATTCCCTCCGCTTGAGTGTAAAATGGCTACACAGTTGTTTTCTATTTTTTTCTCGGGAAGAGAACCTGACATTAGTTGTTTCATAGTTATCTCATAGCGTATTCAAATGAAACTGTTGATAATACACAAAGCTACTTTTGCCATCAAGCTTATCGATTATCTTTCTTACATGTTGTGGAATATAACTGTTTATCTTGTTGGCAAATTTTTGCTTTTTTGGATTTCTTTTCACTTCGTTATAATCCTCCACTGAGTCGGGATACATGGAAAAATATTGATATTTCTGCAACTCCTTTTTAACGTCCTCATTCACAGGACTATTAAGATTATACCTAAATTTATGGTCTGGTCTAAGCGTAAATATCACTACACTAACCGTTGCTCCATCATTCTTATCAAAATACTCTTGTAGTGAAACGATTACCTTCATTTAATCTCTTTTAGTGAATCCGCTTTGTCCTTGTCTTCCCTTATCTCCAATATCCTCGGCAGAAACAGTGAACGCTCTCCGTTTTTATTTTTTATTAATGAGTTATATCGAACTGCTACTACTTTTCCGATGGTGTTTTTTGGAGTAAGGAGTTTTCTTTGCTCGTCAGTAAAACCTGAGCCGATGCCGACGCTAAGCAATCCATCAGAAGTCTGACAGATTAGAGCGCCTAACACACCCTCATACTTACCTGTTCCGTACACATAATCAGTAACGACTAAATCACAATCTAACTCCGCTTTAAATTTTATTTGAGACTTGCTGCGCTTGTTTTCCCATTTACCATTGAATGTTTTTAAAATGATTCCTTCTTGACCTTGTGTTAAGTATTGTTCGAAAATCGTCCATGCTTCCTCTAAGCCACCGACCTCTTTAGTTTCAACCAAGGAGACCATTTCGCGCTTGGGTATTCTATCAAATGCTGAACCCAAAAGCTTAAACCTAGAGCAATATGGTACAGAATAGACGCCGTTTGCAAAGTGCTCTAGCGGAATATAGTCCCAGATAGTGGCGCGAATCATCTTTGCTTCATCGTCTGATATAGTACCCTTTATAGCTTTGTTTAAGATTCCATTTCCAGACTGTCTATCCATAGGCGAGGCTGAATTGCCAGTAACCAATAGTTCACCGTCAAAGACAACATTACTCAGCT